CACATTCAAAGTTGATATGGTTAATGAGATGACGTTAATGCGGATATACGCAAGTGATGCGGAATCAAAGTTACGTCCATTACCTACCATGCCTGTTCCTCCAATGAACCATGGGTTTGAAGATTTTGGTTCTCTGTTTGATCCAGCTTCTTGGGGGCAGTATGTAGGGGGGACTCGTAACGAAGGGCCTGGGGCAATGCCACAGGATCATTACATTGGCCAATGGTTAAAGTCTTTACCAGAAGTTCGCCTTGTTTGGATATATGAGGATCATTTGAAAATACCAACTCTTATTTATAACAACGAAGCGTTTCGTATCAATAATTTACATATCCATAGTAAGAACCTTCATTTATATACAAGCAAATGATATCGGATTACTTACATGAGGGCTTTACAAGTTTAATAGATAAACAATCTATTCATACCATAGTTGAGTGTGGTAGTAGGGATGGATTGGATACAATCGCACTGCTCGAGTATTTTGAACCTGATGTAATTTATACTTTTGAATGTAATCCACAGAGCATTCCAGTATGTTTGGGAAATATAGAGGGGCACGAGAAAATACAATTTATTGGGGCTGCTGTAACGAATGTAGATGAAAAAGTAAAGTTTTATCCGACAGATACTACAAAGGATGATAATATTGGGGCATCGTCTTTATTTAAACATTTATGGGGATTCCCACAAACCGAGACAGAAGTTTGGGGGATGCGTTTGGATACATTTATGCAAGAATATGATGTTGATCATATAGATTTACTTTGTATGGATATACAAGGGGCTGAACCATTGGCAATTGAAGGACTTGGAAATAGACTGAAAGATGTTACCTATATTATTACGGAAGTATGTGATGCCAGATTTTATGAAGGGGAAATGATGTTTAGAAATTTTAATGCCCGTCTTTCAGAAAAGGGGTTTGAACTATTAAGAAAGAAGGGCATAAACGCATTATACAAACGCAGATGATAGACTGGATACAAGGAGAACGGTTTATGGCATTGGCAAACAATGAAGACATATTCTACTGTCATACACATGACGTGAATTATTTCTTTAAACACTTGCCAACTGAGAAACCTTTTATCCTTATCAGTCATAATAGTGACGGGTGTATAATGAGGCATCCAAATCGGGAAGACCATGCCGATGTTGGTCTTATGCCCCCGAATCTTATTCATTGGTTTGGGCAAAACGTCAATACGGTAAATGCTAAAGTCAGTTCTTTACCATTGGGAATGGAAAATAACCGGTGGCTGAAGAAAGAACGCAAGCTCAAGAAAATGGAGGAGAAAGTAAATGAGCCGCGTAAGATACGGAATTTACTTTATGTCAACCATAATGTGGCAACCAATCCAGAAGAGAGGCAACGTCCATATTTCTTATTTGCGAAACAAGATTGGGCCACAGTAAAAAGAGGGAAGAATGGAGAAGGCTTTTATGCTTACTTGGATGACTTGTACAATCATCAATTTATTCTTTCTCCGCAGGGTCACGGAATGGATACCGTGCGGACCTGGGAGGCGTTGTACATGGGCACAATCCCAATCGAGAAAAGAAACCTTAACAACCGTTTCTATGAGGATCTTCCAATCTGTTTTGTAAGTGAGTGGGAACAGATAACGGAAGAGTTCTTACAGGAAGAATATGTGAGGATAATGACAACCAAGTGGAACCTTGAGAAACTTAACTTTGAGTATTGGGCAAACAAAATTAGGAACTATGATAAATGATCGTTACATGGAATTGGTAAAACCTCAGTACAAGGTTTCTTATTTGGCATATTTGAAAGATGCTAAGAAGATGGATGCCTTCAGCACACATCAACCACCACTTATACACATGCTTAACACTATTATTGAGGGGGAGGTGTTAGAGTTTGGAATGGGTTGGCACAGTACTCCAATAATGCACCTACTTTGTGGGATACAGGGTCGGAACCTGTTAAGTGTTGACACTGACAAGAATTGGTTTGACAAATTTAAGGACTACCGGGCACCTTGGCATCAATTGCAACTGTCGGAACAAGAACCAATATTTAAAGGACAACACAGTATGTTTGATAAGCATTATGCCATTGCGTTTGTGGATGCAGCCCCGGCACAGATTCGGCAACCTGTTATTGAAAGAATCAAAGATGTGGCAGATTATGTTATTGTGCATGATTCAGAATGTACTTTCCAAGGAAGGAAGAATGCGTACGCATACGATTTTTCAATGTATAAGCATGTGTTGCACTTCCGTCCAATGAATCCTGCCACGTCGGTGTTGTCAAACTTGGATGAGATTCCAACTGAAGTAACAAGAATATTTGAATAATGGAAGAACGTAAAACCATAGTGCTTGTCTTACGAAGCGGAGGCGACTTTGCCATACGTGATGTTGAGTTAATCGCTCGGCATATTCAAGGTAAGTGGCAATCTCCAATTAAGCCTCGTATTATATGTCTGTGGGATAAGGCATCACAACATTATGATCTTGGTAATTTTGAATTGTTACCGTTAAGCAATACATATCCTGGAACTTGGAGTCGCATCCAATTATACAGCCCAGAGATGGATCAGTATCGTCCGTTTTTGTATGTCGATCTCGACACAGCAGTTGTTAATTCTCTTGAGCAAGTATTCGCTTCTATTACTGATCCATCTCTTTTTATTACTCTTGAGGATTTTTGGCAGAAGGGTTCTTTAGCAACCGGACTTGTATGGTTCCCCAAAAATTGTGAAAAGACAAAAAAGGTTTGGGAGTCTTGGAAGATGCCGGTGGGTCGACGCATGGACAATTACATTCGCTCAGTTATTTCGGCGGACACTTATTGGCAGAAATTAACCAATTCTATTTATGACTTCAAACCAAGGCGCGGAGGGTTACTCCAAAAAGTTCCGGAGGGGGCTTCGTTAATATGTTTTCATGGTAAACCTCGCATTTTTGAGGCAGTTAATATAGGATGGGTTAACACCTACGTAAATTCAAGGGTTTCCTGCCCGCTCCGGGGTGATCGTAGTGTTACTGTTATAATACCGTACAACAAGGATCGGGGCTGGTTACAGGCAGCAAAAGACAGCGTACCAGAAGGCGTTCAATTGTTGTTAAGTAAGGGGGACGGAAATTGGCCTGAGAATTTTAATGCGGTACTTGATAAGGCTACCGGGCGTTATATTCGTTGGCTACATGAAGACGACATGCTTACTCCGAATTGTATAGAGGATTCAATAAAGACATTTGAGGAACAAGATGTTGATTTCATTCATGGCCCCGCTGTTGAAATCTTTATGAACGCTGGACGAGCCACACAACGATATACACCACCTATTAAATATCCTACCGTAGATGATTTATTGAGGAAGAATGTTTTGCACAGTGCTACAATGATGTATAAACGTGAGGTATTTGAAAAGGTGGGCAAAATGAATGAGACATTAAATACAGCAGAGGAATTTGAGTTTAATCTGCGGTGTTTAAAAGCAGGGTTGAAAATAGGGTACTGTGAAACACCTTTGGCTTTTTACCGCAGACATGCCCAACAGAAGGTGCGTGTTGTTCCAAAAGAGCAGAAAGATAAGGAACGTGAACAAGTGAAACAGTTATACAGATGATAGAGCAAGATCCTATATTAGTCACCGGAGCCGCCCGAAGTGGTTCGGGCATCGCCGCCGGAGCATTCGTCAAATGTGGGGCGTTTGGGGGCATAATGACCAATAAGAGGGGATTGTACGAGAATGATAAGGTACGTGATCTCTTGGTGAAGCCTTATCTCCAGGATGCTGGTGTTGATCCGCTTGGGCAATTTCCATTACCGGATACGACCAGCATGTTGATACCGCGTCATTGGCGCTCTCAAGTGCAGGAGATAATGGAAGAGGAGGGTTATACAGGGGGCCCGTGGATGTACAAGGATTCTCGTATAGGGTTGATGTGGCCGATTTGGCATTATGCCTTTCCAAACGCTAAATGGATTCTTGTCCGTCGCCGTACAGGTGACATTGTTGATTCTTGTAAAAAGACCGCTTATATGGCTGCTTATAAGAATCAAGCAAATCTTGAGGCAATTAATGTAACCACGGAGGATGAGGGTTGGAAATGGTGGATACATGAGCAGGAAAAACGTTGGGTGGAAATGATGAATGAGGGAGTTAATGTCAAGGTTATTTGGCCTGAAAGAATGGTGGATGGGGATTACCGACAATTTCATGAGACTTTGGAGTGGGCCGGGTTAAAATGGAACCCAAATATTTATAACTTTGTGGATACATTACTTTGGACAAGTCGTAAAAAGAAAGGAGGCTGATATGGCAGTTCGCGTTACAACCGAAGAGGTTTTGGAAATAATGGACAGTGATGTTGTCATCAGTTCTACACAGGCAACGGCCATGATACGTGCCGCCAGTTTAATGATTGATAAGATATTTGCCGATGACAGTGATGTAACAGCAGAGGAACTAATTGAGTTAGAGCGTTGGCTATCGGCACATATGATAGCTTCAACGTTGGCACGGATGGCCTCAAAAGAAAAAGTTGGGGAAGCTGAAGTAACATATACAGGTAAGTGGGGGGAGTTATTAAAATCAACTCCTTACGGGCAAATGGTACTTCTTTTGGATACGACAGGTAAGATTGCAAACGCAGGGAAGGCGAAAGCAAGTATGTATGCAATTCCAAACTTTGACGAATGAGCAGTTTTGAACAGTTTCTGAATCGCAATTACAAGCAAACGGCTGTCTATTGGGGTAACCCAAGAAATGATGGATATGGGAGAAATCTTTATGATGATCCTGTTGAGATCAAATGTCGTTGGGAAAACAGTCTCCAAGTCTTTGAGGCAAATGATGATAAAGGAACAAAGTTTGTATCAAGGGCGATTGTTTATGTTGGGGTAAACCTTGATTATGATGGGGTACTGTGGTTGGGGACACTTGCTGAATTGGAGGACTATTTGGAAAGCAGTTCCGGTTCTTACATAGATCCGGTAGATGTGCCCGAGGCCTACCCAATTAAGCGTACGGAGAAAATACCGATATTGGGGAAACCTACGGCGTTCGTAAGAGTAGCTTATTTAACACCTTGGTTGAATACATAATGGCAAAAAGATTATCGGCACGGAAATACAGAGCCCAATACCCGTTAACTGGTGTACAGGGATTTGAGCAGGTAATGGAACGGCTCAATAAAGCCCTATTAGAAATTGAGGGGGGTTCTGTCCGTGGTTTGGTTTTAGCGGCAGATGCTATCCGGGTTGCTACAGAAACAACGCCACCCCTGACACCGGTTGACCTTGGTAATTTACGTGCCAGTTGGTTTGTAGTAACGTCAAATAAAGATAAGGTAAAGCTACCTGAGGTAAGAAATGAAAAGGGAAAACTTGTACGAGAAGGACGATTCCGTGGGCCGAATGCCGATACAATGAAAAAAGAACACAAGATGGTAAAGACATTGGCTGAATCCGAAATTTCTGCACAGGATGATCTGCATATTGTGATGATGGGGTATAGTGCAAACTATGCAGTCCATGTACATGAAGGTCCTCGGGGGAACCTAGGGGCAAACTTCAAGCGTCCCGGGGCCGGGGTAAAATGGTTTGAAGCAGCCTTCAACCGTAACGCAAAAAAGATATTACGTGTAATCGCAGCTAATGCAAGGGTAAAATGAATGCACCAAGTGAAGATGTAAAAGATATGTTGATTGCTGAAAGTGATTTGAATTTAACTTTTAATAGCAATCTATTCGTCGGAAGAGTCCCTCCCAAGCCTTCTGATGTAGTTGTCATTATTGATACATATGGTTATCCACCAGATTTGGGTTTATCAGAGGCTGATTACGAAAGACCCGGAATTCAAATTATTGTCCGTAATCGCGATTATAATGTTGGAATGCAATTAGCACAAGATATCAAGGCGGCGTTACATGGTCGTAAGCACGAAACATGGAATGGAGCTTTGTATTTGGTTCTCACCTGTTTGGGAAATCCCGCTCTCCTTGAATGGACTGAGAACAATTTAGCAACATTTAGTATTAACTTTAATCTGCAGCGAAGAGCTGTTTAAAAAGGAGGTTAAAAATGGCAAGTAAAGCTATTGCCGGTGTAGGAACAAAGTTCAAGAGATGGAACGGCTCTGCATGGGTCGACATCGCTGAGATCAATTCCATTACCGGACCAAGCATGTCGAGGGACACGATTGACGTCACCTCGCTGGATTCTACTGGAGGGTACAGGGAATTCATCACGGGTTTCCGTAATGCAGGAACTGTTGTACTCGCAATGAACTTCACTCGTGAGACTTACGAACAGATGCTGTCTGACTTCGAAGACAACACTATCCAGAACTACCAGATTGTTCTTCCGGATGAAGAAAATACGGGCCTGGACTTCGAAGGTCTGGTTTCTGAATTGCCGCTGACAATTCCTGCTGATGACAAGGTCACCGCAGACGTCACCATTCAGGTAACTGGAAAAGTCTACGTCAGTTCTGGTGGTAGCACGGGTGTGTAATCAAAAGACATTCCTAATCAAGGAATATTTTTTCAACAAATTATTAACAATCAAAAACAAACTAATCATGGGATTTTTAGACAAGACAGCACTCCTTACAAAAGAGGAACTGGAAATCGTAAAAGTTGACCTGGGTAAAGGTGACTTCGTGTACGTTCGTCAGATGACTGGCAGGGAACGTGACAAATTTGAACAGTCTCTTATCAAAGAGAACAAGAATGCCGAGGGTGGTTTTGAAAGGGCCCTGGATGACTTCCGCGCCAAACTTGCGGTGTGTACCATTTGTGATGAGAAGGGTAACCTTCAACTTACTCCACCTGACGCCCCTCGTCTCAGTCAGATGATGAGTGCCGCACGATTGGAGAAGATCGTTAACAAGGCACAGGAGATGAACAAAATTTCGGAAGAGGATAAGGAGAACTTAACAAAAAACTCAAGCGGCGACCAAGTCGCCAGTTCGCCTTCCGACTCTGCCGAGAATTAGGGTATCCTCATCCAGACTACCTATTGGACCATTTAACATCGGCACAACTCTCAGAATGGGAAGCGTACGACAAGATGGATCCAATAGGCACCTGGAGGGAAGATTACCGAATGGCCGTTCTAGCATCATTGATTGTAAACATTGTTAGCAAACTTTATGCGAAGAAAGGGCATACTCCAAAAGAGGTACTACCTACTGAGTTTATGCCAAACTGGACAGGAGAAAAACGGATTGAGCGTAAGCAAAGTGTTGCAGATATGAAAAATGTTCTTATGAGTATCGCCAAAGCAGCGAAACAGAAAGAACAACAGGACAAAGTGGATGAGATGAGATCGAAGAGACCGCCTTTGGCTTTTAACAAGAAGCCTGTGCGGAAACCTCTTAACAAGTAGAAGCGATGGATATCGGGCGATTGACAGCAACATTGGCAGTGCAAAACCGTGGTTTTGTAGAGGCAAATCGTGCCATGCAAAATCTGCAAAAAACAACTCTTCAAGCCGTCAACATAATCAATAACAGATTGGATGCTCTTGAAGGGCAGGTTGGGGCTTTGACAGGTAAGTTGACTGCCATGGGCCAAGCGTCGGCCTCAGCCAATCGTATGATTGGGGATTCTACTGCCGCAGGTGTTGGGAAAGCAACGGCCTCATTTGATACATTATCTTCCAAAATGCACCAGGCCGCAATGGGGTTGAGGAGCTTCGGTTGGTTAGCAACAACTGTATTCACCTTACCCATTGCTGCAGCTGGTAAAACTGTTCTAAAATCATATTCTGAGTTTGAATACTCCATGATGAAAATTGTGGGGTTGGTTGGGATTGCTCGTTCTGAAATTGAGCAGTGGTCTGTTTCCGTCAAGGAGATGTCAAAGAGTATTGGGCGCTCACCGTTGGAACTGGCCGATGCTTTGTACTATGTAACATCCTCAGGTTATAAAACGGCCGCTGCGTTAGGTGTTGTTGAACAATCTGCGAAAGCCGCCGCCGCAGGCCTCGGAGAAACGCAAGACATAGCTGACCTTGTTACTTCCGTTATGAACGCCTACGGGCAAGGAAACATATCCGTAGCGAAGACACTTGACGTATTGACGGCAGCCGTTCGAGAAGGTAAGGGAGAGGCTTCACAGTATGCAAAAGTACTTGGTTCGGTTGTTCCTTTTGCCGCACAATTAGGTGTCACATTTGATGAGGTTTCTGGGGCAGTTGCCTCAATGACATTATCAGGGGCGTCCGCAGCCAACGCGGCAACGTATCTGAGAAACATCTTTATGAAATTACTCAAGCCGGCGAAACAAAGTGAGGATGCTTTGCGAGCGATGGGATCCTCAACGGCTGAGCTTCGAAATATGTTGGGTGAACAAGGATTAATGCCGACCCTGATAAAAATACGAGAACTCACCAATACATATGGAGAAGATATGTTAGGTAAAGTGATACCTAACATTCGTGCTATGTTGGCAGAGTTGATGTTAACCGGAAAGAACCTTGAGTACAATCAACAGGTGATGGAATCGGTTACCAACTCAAATATGGATTTGGCGAAGGCCTATCAAGCCGTTTACGATGTAACAAAGAACCGTTTAAACCGAGCAAACGCTGAATTGAAATCCAGCCTTATTGACTTAGGAGAATCATTGAAGGAAACAATTATTCCAATATTGGAGAATCTTGCCAAGACACTTGCTAATATTGTTGAATGGTTTATAGCACTTGATGACAGTACTAAAAGGACAGTACTTGGTTTTACTGCGTTCCTTGCTTTGATTGGTCCTGCCTCGCTTATTGCATCTACATTTGGTTTAGCAATACACCAGGTAGCCGTTTGGGTAAATGGATTGGCCCGTGCTATGGGTGTACTCCGTGTGGCAACGATTGGGGCATCTGGTCCAATAGGCGCCGCAATTACATTACTTGGTGTTGGTGTTGTTGCTTTAGCACGTTACCAAAAACGGTTAACGGATGCCGCCCGTGATAACAATGTATTTGAAAAGACATTGGTTGATGTTAACGGGGAAATTAAGAAACTGAAAGAATTAACCGCAGTTGACTATTCCATCTTAGGACCAGAGGCTATTGGTAAGATGAACGTTCAAGCCCGTAATGAGGTTTTGAAATTGACTGAAGGTATTCAGGAAGCCTTTATGCGGGGATTTGAGGATAACAATAGTCTTAAAAATATGGAAGTAACCATTGGCGGGGTTACAGATAAATTGAAAAACTTTTCACAGGAAACACAGGAAGCATTTAAATCAAAGCTTGCCAAGAAATATACAGACGAAGTTGTACAAGGTTGGGAAACAATAGGGAAGACTCGGCAAAAATTCCTTATGAAAGAAGCTGGACCACAGGATGATTACTTGAGCAAAATACTTATTCCAAATCTTCTTTTAGCAAAGAAACAGTATGATGAAACAAGTGTTGCCGCTGAAAATTGGTATAAGACGTGGCAAGAGCAGTTAGAAAATTCACGTAAAACAGGAACCCAGACAGAGGATACATTTAATGCAACTGCGGCTTTAGCTTTAATGAATGAGCAGTTAAGGCAAATCGGAGTATTGGAAAAGGCTTATGCTGAATTAGGTGTTGAAGGGTACGATGCCAATAAAGAACGGTTGGAGTTGTACAATGATGCCTTACGTGAGTTTATTGAAAATGGACACGGGTCGGATGCTGCCGCGAAAGCAATGGCGGAAGCAATTAAAAACTTGTCACTTATTGTTGAAACATCAAAGAATAAACTCTACCAATTTGGAGAGGCTTGGTCCTTTATCGAGGCAAAAGAAAAAGCTCTTGGTGATGGATTTGACGCCACCGCTGGGAAGTTGTCCATGTACAATGAAATGCTTGATACATTTATTGAGACGACAACTGAGGCTGCTAAGACAGGAGCTGATTTAAATAAGGTAACGGAAGCCTTTGTCAAACATAATGGGGCTGATATATTTGAGGGGAATGTTCCGACGACATATGAAGAAACATTATCAAGGATTGTTGAACTTATTCAGAAGTACATTGATGTAGGTGCTTCGGAAGAATTACAAAAATCAATTGACTTACTTGAAAAGCAAGCTAAAGCGTTTGGTGATCTTGATATATATCTTGAGCTTCTAAAGAAGCGAATGCAAGTTACCAGATCCGAAATGGTTAAACTGGCAAATGCTTCTAAAGAGGGTATCAACTCACAGGCCTTTAAAGATGCCGCGAAAGCATTCCTTGATCTGAAGGATGCTTATATTGACCTTGAGGCTTCACTTGATGCCGAAGTTGTATTAGGTGTTGCTAAGGCCTTTGGTTCCTACGCCTCTGCCATGGATATGGTAAATGTGGCAACAAACATAACGGAGGCTAAGATACGTTCCCTGTACGAAGTTATTGAATCCAACCGTGGAGAGGCTTGGACGGCTGAGATGGAAGAGCAGATGGGGAATCTCAAGGATCTTCGGGAAGAGGTGTTGAAGACCCAACTTGCAATGGAGTCACTTGGTTGGATTGCTAATCTGTGGGATAAACTTACGGACTCAATCGGAGAGGCTGATGAGAAGTGGGCCAAGTGGGTAGGTAACATACTTCGTGCCATTCCGCAGGTGTTGGCCTTTATGCAGAAGTACGGAGAATTGTTTGGTATAACATTTGGCAATTCAAAAGCTCAAGCCATCCTTGAGAAGTCTGTTCAGAATCGTAACCTTGAAGCCGCATCAATTGAAAAGGTTGCCCTTGCCAAACAGAATGAGAACATTGCCATTGCGGCGTCCCTGCCGTTACGGGCCCAGGCAAACTTGTTATCTGAGGCAATGGTGCTGTCTAAGAATACAGAACTTGATGCCATTGCTAAATTGATACCGGCCACTACCACGGAGACTGGGGCCAAGGTAGCCGATGCTGGAGCATCTGCCCAGGCGGCAGTTGCCAACTCGGTTAATGCGGCAACAGCAATCGTAGCTGCAAATGCCAAGGCGGCAGAGGCTTTGGCATCGGCAGTGGCAGAAGCCGCCAAGATGCCGTTCCCGTACAGTTTAGTTGCAATAGCACTGAACTCGGCTGCAGTAACCGCGGCGTTGTCTGTGCCTATTCCAATGGTTACAAAAATGGCAACGGGTGGCGTTGTTCCGGAGGGTTATCCGAATGATACATTCCCGGCACTTCTATCTTCTGGTGAAACTGTAATTCCGAAAGGCAAGGCCGGTGAATACGCTGAAAAATTAATTAAGGAGAAACAACAGAAAAAGCGGCTTGTTGAATTCTCACCTGAGACAGAGATATCTTCCATACTGATACCGAAGTTACAGCATGGTGGAGAGATCCCACCCGGGTATCCTAATGATACGTATCCAGCATTCTTAAGTTCAGGTGAAACGGTCTTGCCAAAGAAACTTGATTTTACTGGATTTGCCTTTGGTTTTGAAAGGATGCAGCGAGATACCGCCGGAGCAATTCGTGCGGCCGATACACTCAGTGATAGAATACACAACTTCTTTGCCGATATGGCAACAGGTGTTCTTACTTGGGGGATGCAATTCCGTAGACCAAGGCCAGAAGAAATTGAGGCCGGTCGTGGCAGTTGGGGAGAACGTCTACCACTTATTACCGAAGCCGCGACATACGGGATGCTTGATGAGATGACAGGTAAATTAACGTCTCTTATTCCGGATGCTGTTAAGGCTGTGAAAGGCAGTGTGATTACAGCTAAGGTTCCTATGGAACAAGCATCATTAGGTTCTCTATTTGACGCCTTTGAAGTTAAATATTATCAACGATTGAATGCAGTTGAGGAGGGTAATCAATGGCTGTTTAATTGGTTAAATGATCCAGCAACACAAAAACGATATGACGCCTTAATTAAGGAAGATCCTACTTTTGATATTATGCAATATAGAGGGAAGGATCGTACAATGTTTGAAAGTGATTTAGTTGATTGGGATGACTTAACTGAATCTGCGGCCAATGCTTTCCAACGCGCTGCAGGTTTGGCTGGTAAGGGTACATTTAAACCGGCATTGAACGAGTATATGGCCTTCGTTCGGCCTGACTTACCTTTAGCAAAGACAACTTCTACTGCGGTACATGAGGCCACACATCGGTTAACCAAGGGTGAGGAACTCATCCCGCCAATGATGAAACGTGATTTAAAGTCTGTTATGTATGACGCCTCAGATCCAATAGGTTTTCTAAACGACAGTCCTTTGTTTAGTGAAATGCTTGGTGAGGTAGCGGATAATCCAGATGAAATTAAGGGGCTCTTATCGGAAGTAACTAAAGATCTAAAATATTATAGTAAGCCAACAGAGGTTTATGCACGAATGATGTCGGTAAGACATGCGGCTGGTTTAAAACCTGGAGAAGAAATTACGCAAGAGGTTGGGGATAGAATATCTGATCTTTTCTTTGATTCTGATGTTGTTGAAAATATGCAACCTTTCATTAAAGATCTTGATGGGTTATTTAAGTTAATGAATAAACTTCCTGTCGCTGCCGGGCTCACGGCCGGGGGTCTTGCCCTTTCCAGTAATGAGGCTTCAGCTAAAGAATACGAAAAGTCAAAAGAAAAATATCCTGAAGTATTTAAAGTAATTGATCAACGTACAACTGATACGATTACTGGCAAACCTGTTTCGGATTATTCCAAACTACATGGTTCATTTGACGCCACCTTTGTAGAAGAAGTAGTTAAGAAAGCACTTGCCCGCGGAATTGATCCGTACACCGCTCTTGCTATACCACATGTAGAAACGGGAGGCACACCGAGTGGTTCTGCCAATCCGTTTGCAGTTAACTATGAGAATCCGCAACAACTTGAAAAGTTGATTGCCGATCCTATTGGGGCGTCACTTGACATACTTCGACAGAAACTCAAGTTAGCGGACAAGTTAGGATATGATACCTATGCCAAGATGGTACAAATGTACAATGGTATGGGCACACTTACCCAAGGGGCAGTTGGTGGTAAAAAGGCTTACGGAATTGAAATACCAGATGAGGGTATCAAGATGAGGGAGAATCCTCTTTACGGAAAGCGTGTCGAGGATGTTCGTAACAATATCTTAATGCAGAATGAGGAACTGGTATCCTTTGTAGAAAGTTTAATGAAAGACTATCCGCAACCGACCTTCCCTTCGACATTGTACAAGCCTGAACCACCTCCTCCAATAGAATACGAAACATCGCTTCCTGTAACCGAACCTGCGGTCGCTGCTGTGTACAAGTTTATTGAGGCCTTACAATTATTAGAATCTCAGGTAGTTAACACCGCGGCAAGTACGCAACAACTTACTGCTGCCACGCAAGCCGCTGAAACAACCGCAGAAGCAACTCAAGCGGTAGAAGGCGCCGGAGATGCTTCAAAGGCAAGCACCGTAGCAGCCTCAGCCGCCGGGGCCGCGTCAAATATAGTATCGACGGCAATACAAGGTGGCAATGTAGGTAAAGCAATGGTGGCTGGTGTAGGTACAACCATGACAACTGCCGTAACTGATTGGCTGACACCGATGCTTTCCGCCATACCGATTATCGGGCCGTTCTTAGCCCCGTTATTGGGTGGGCTCTTCGGCGGGCTATTTTCGGGCATGGCCAGCAAGATGGCCAAGGGGGGTATAATACCTCCCGGGTATCCCAACGATTCGTTTCCTGCGCTCCTATCAAGCGGAGAGACGGTTTTACCGAAGGAGTATAAAGACATGCCGCAAATGCAGGATGTTCTTAGTAAATTAACCAAGCAAGGTTCTATTCCTTCAGGGACGATAAGTGATGAACTTCAACTGCTACTTTCCACATATGAAATCAACTTCCCGGAAGAGAAGTTTAAATCGTTGTTTGCCCCATTGATGAAGCAACCAAGGGTCACTGCGGAGAAGGCACTTGATACAAGAAAGAAAGTAACATCAAGAATTTATAACTACAATAACTATTCAAAGAACCTAACACAGATATCAAAAGCACAGGCAAACAAAACGAATGCCATGCTTAAATTGAGAAAAGAAAGTACGATTGGTGTTACAAATTCTCTTGCAAAACTGTCAAAAGGAATTCTTGGAAATGATAAAACATTAAATCAACTCACCCGTTCAAATAAAGCCTCCCGTGATATGCGAGTCAAGGACGCTTCTTTCAACAGCATTGATCGACTAACACGCGTGATGAAAGAAAATAAAGTCAAGGCTCGTGTATCTGGCGGTACTAATAATGAGGTGGGTAATATTCAACTGTTTGAGAAGATTTCAAAGATGAAGCGAACAAATGATAAGTCGCTCGCGTATCTTACACGAATTTCTCGCGGAACAGAAATGACAGAGAAGATGCTTGCCGGGGCTGACTATTATCCTAACGTAGCACGTATGGCAGGTGGCGGGGCCGTGCCTCCAGGGTATCCCAATGATTCCTTCCCTGCCTTCCTGAGCAGTGGTGAATATGTATTACCGAGCAACGTTCGAACAGATGTTCGTAATATTGAACAGAAGCCGCAGAAGATATCTATTGTAGTAGATGGTAAGGTTAGTGGTAAGGATCTCATGCTTGTACTGAGACGGGCAAATGTAATGAGCTAAGATATGGATCAACAATTTGAACTTCGATATTGGGATTTGGCACGGTGTGCTTGGTGTGCTAAATTTTACGTACCATCATACGCAGGGGCCGTCGAGCAGCTACAAGGTAGTGGGCACCCCATTGTTATTGAATTTCAAAACAGTGATGATGATTACGCCGACCCCTACCGTCCTACACAAGCAAAGATAGAAATCAAGGTAGGAGAGAATTGGAAGTTCACTGATTTATTTGACTCAAACATAATGTCGTGCTGGGTAGAAATATATCAGGGCCTTGATGACGACGCCACATTGTTCTTTCAAGGATGGGTAGATCCTTCACAATATGAGGAACCTTATGACGTCGCTCCTTACTACCTCACCATTGTTGTAGTTGATGGCCTTAAGTACCTACAAGACATTATGTTTGCTGAGTCAGAAAACAGTGATGGTACATTTGACTATTATGAGGACCGCAGAACTGAATCTCAAATTATTTGGGATATACTTTCCAAAATAGGGGTAACACAATATGAAGAGTATGTAAACCTGTTTGCAGTTCAAATGGCAATGGGCTCTGCCTATTCACCTTTTTCACAGACACTATTGGAAAGGGATCGATTTTATGATATGACGTGTGCGGAAGTATTGACAGAGATGTTGCGCAAGTTGGGGGCTGTAATTCGGCAGAGTTTTGGGGTTTTCCAAATCTTTCGACCTGTTGAATTATATCGAAGTGTTGTTTATGGAAGACTTTGGACAAGTGCTACAAGTAATACCCCGATCTCGGCAACCCCAATTCAATACATACATCGCACAGCAACACATCAAGAATCCGCCTTACATCAAATACCAGGGGGGATGCAAATGCTTGTTGCCCCCGCCAAGCGAGTTAATATCAAACAAGAATACGGAAACAGAAACAGTTGGGTTGATAATTATACGTTGCATCGTGATACGTATGATCCTGTTACCCGTAGATTTGAAAAGTGGTCGGCAGTCACTTTAGGCATCTCACAATACGCTCCAATCCCGGTTGCTGATATTTTACCAAGGGAGGATGAGGGGGTGGCCCTTCGTTACTTGACAAACATACAACAGACCTTTGGACAATATGCCTCTATGACACCCGACACAGAGTTGTTTAAGATTGAATTTGAGTATGGTTTTTATAATAAAGCGACAGCATTTAAAGATGATGTAGTTGCATCGTTTGTCATCATACAAACGGTATCTGACATCCCCCTTTGGGCACAAGGAAAATACCTGCTAAAGAATTCAACGGAGGCTACTGAATTAACTTGGGTGCCTTTAGATTATAGTGGTTCTGCCAATTATTCCAATACTGTACCTATGGATGATGTGGGGCATGGTTGGACTGGATGGCAGACAGCTTCATTTACATTTAAAGGTTTACCATATACACGACCTCTTTCTATACGGTTTACAAACCGATATTCAGATAGTATTTATGTCTGTATTAAAAATGTCCGGTTTGTAGCTTCCGCCACAGAGATATCAAAAATAACTTATCAACGTGGATTGTTTGAACGTTTACGGGCACGAATAACGAGTGAAGGTTTTCGTTTTTGGTTGGCAAAGAAATACATCTTAAAAGATAAGTATAGTGAAGTTGATGTGGTTACAGAAAATTTGTACAATCCAATCTGCGATGTCGTTCATGGTGATGTTCGCGAATACGATTTTATACTTGGTGACATTGTAAAGGAATCAACTCCACCTATCAAGGGGGACACGGGTATAACAAACAACCTTGAACAGTTTGCCGGGTCCCTTGCCATACTGGCTCCTGAAACAGTAGAAGCGGCAATACAGACTTTTATATCAGCCTTTGCTTCCTATTATGCGGCGGTCGATGTCTTGTTAAGTTATGAGGAAAACAGTGCCGGGATAGGAATGCTTGTTTTCAAGGCTGCCGTGCCCGGTGTAGACTTTGGGGCAGCTGCTTCCATTAGTAGTATTACGGGGGACATCGTCGCACAGGCCTACACAATTCAAGCGAACCAGGCGGGAACAAGACAATTAGTAGAATTATTAATTGAGGGTACCGGTGGATATGTTACTATCACTATTGCCGGGGTCACTCGTAATATGAATTATTACGGAAGCAGTATAGATGAAACCATTACACATTTTATAGATTTATATGATTATGTTTACGCAGCGGTAGGTATTACACTTGATATTAATTCAACGAATGATGCTTTATTAATGTTGGGGGATGCTGAAGGAAACAGTTTTACATACAATGCTATTGATACGGGGTTAATTCCAACTGAAGTGCTTTTCGTGGCGGCTTCCCCAATTGGTCAACGTACGGATGCTATTGAAATTACAGGAACAACTGGATCAGCTGCAATAACATGTGCTGGGGTTACTAAGACATTTTCATTCGGATTTGCTTTGGTTACCCCATCTTCGGAATGGTGTGCCGGGGATGATAGTAGTGATGCTTTTCCATATAAACCGTTAGTTCAAATTATCGGGGATGAGATTGCAGCACAGTACAGTCGTTCCAAGTATTTAATTCAAATGCCAATTATAGAAAGGGTAACTGGTGTTAAAAGCGGATTAAAAATTAATGGTTGTATTATTGACACTGAAAATGAAGTAGATGGGGTACCCCGTAAATTCGTAGTCAATCGTGGTTCGTTTGATACAAGACACCGCAAATGGGAATTGGATTTGGTAGAGTTACTTCCGTATGAGGGAGTGCAACCTGAAATTGAACCTGATTCTATTCCTTCTTACGAATCAGATGAGGAACCATGGTGATTATGCCATACAGATGAATCACATTGATACGATTGCCGATGGACAGTATGGCAAATCTATGTATATAACATATGAATATACGGCAGAAGTGGCACGCACTGAGAATATTAAATATTACTTCTCGTCAGATGCCGCAGGTGAATTAGCAGTATCAGTTGTTGAAACGGTTGCCGTTGCATTTTCGTTGGGAACGCACACGGCTCAATTAATAGGTGTCGCATATCCTGTATCAACTGCAAAATATTTACATATTTATTTGGAAGCCGCCACTCATGAAAAAATCACATCTAATCAATTTGATAGTGTTTTAGTTTTGATTAATTACTTGGATGATATTTATGGATTGCAAGCGGCTGGAGAAAACATCACACCCGATCCATTCTTTAATTGTACGGTATCCGGGGGCTCAATAAGTTTGCCAATTTATTGGACTATTAGAAACAGTTCTTCCATAATTATAGCAAGTGGGCAGCAGACATTTGCATTTAGTACAGGAACGAGTGACATCGAATTAACATCGGTGACATGTCCTATGGGGGAATATGAGGATTGTATTCTGACAGTTGGTTTTACGCCAGGAACTGCAGTGGCATCAAGTAACAAATTTACAATAGCCTTAATATGAAAAAGTTAGCAATTTTATCAGTCCTTCTCTGCTTGACAATTGGATTGTCAGCACAGAGTAAATGGCAGGGCTTTGGAACCCCTATGACCAAGTATCGTTTATCATCTATGTATGATGACTTCCATGAAAAAGCCTTAGTAGGAAAGGCTTTGATTCGCCCCGCAATGTCAGTAAACTTCTTGGCAGTGAAACCAATGTTTGATGAGAATTGGAACTTTACTCAATTTGATTTACAGGTGGTACAAAGAGCCGGGTTTGGTTTGAGTTACTGTTTTTATGAATCTTTGGAAGGAGAGGGTGTCGCTTATGAAAAGTACAGTATTGATCTGCTACTCACAATCGTAAAACAGAGTGAAGTACAAGGAATGAACAGTGGTGTCCTCTTAACCTTTTCCGCTTTTGATCTTTGGAACTTGAAACCAAGTTTCGGGGCAGGGATTGATATTGTAAAAGATACCCCGTTCAAGTCTTGGTGGTACGGGGCCTTCAACGTTCGGTACAGTTTCTAAAGATACTTTCTTTTCCAAAAATGCCCGTGAATTGTCTGCCGACCTTTAAGTGCACTCCACAAAGAAGTTCGGCAGATATTTCCATATTTAATGGCATCTTGTGGTGTTGGGTATTCATTAAGTAATACCATATTTCTATCAAACTGTTGAATGATATACGGTCTTTTATGCCAACGATTTTTGGCAAGGTCCTTCCCGCGATGTTCCCATCCCACCATCCACATTAACCCGTAATGCTCTTCTATTATATCACTCAGGTTTCGTGGTAGACTTGGAACTTTTGTCTTCAAATCTTTTAGTAATAACCGCACGGCTTTTTCTTGTTCCATCTTCTCTTGCTTTTCGTCCAAGGTATCCTCCATGATGCCGCTTGGCGTATTCCTCACGGGTGAAATTAATCTCTTCCATCATCAACACAACCAACGCATCTGATATTGGTATGGCGTTAATCGTTGCATCTCTCGCCTCCTTCCGTCTTTCCATACAAAACCGACCATTCGCCCGTACTCGATGATATCCATGTCCTCACAGGCGGAGGACAATCACATCTTAAATCAAACGGACTATGTACCGCCCCACATCTCGGACATATCCATCCGTACATTGCCGGAGGCGTTTTTTCTCTGTAACTTTCTGCCCAACATTCCATACACAACCCGTCTATGGTTGTCGTTGCCATTTCTTTACCACACTTCTTGCAGTTCATTTTGCACCTCCTTCCGTCTTTTGTGAGTTGTTCGGTTTTTCCGAACAGGTCAGGCGGGAGCGAAGCCACTCTAAAGCATCACAAAACACGCCATAATAAGTTGAATCTATGATTATACCTATTCTTCCATCTTTTGTGTCACGTTGCATCGCTTGTTCTGCCTGCTTATTTATCTCTTCCTCACTCGGCATCCTCTCGGCAATCCGCTTCTCCACCTCCTGATTGATGAGAGGTTCAATCATATCAATAATTGCATTCATGGACTTATACCGTGAACGTACTTTCATTTCGTCGAATAAATTGCGTAGCTTCTCTTTCATCTCTCAATTCCATTTAAATGTATCTCCAAATGCTTTCATAAGCCACCACAACAGGGCAACCAGCCCCACCACCACAACACTCAAAATAATTATCGCTGCTTTCATCTCTCGGTGT